ATTTTCCGCAAGATGGCCCGCGATCTGTACGGACGGCTGAAAGCCTACGAGGACATTGCCGAGTTGTGCGGCGGGTTTGACCGCCTCCGCGAGCTTGCCGAGGCCGACAAGGACGGGCGCGTGGTGGTGCTGCCGCCTGAGGAAAGAACGTTAGATTTTCCAGCAAAATACACTGAAATACGCGCATTGTACCATTTTTGCGTCGATCTTGGAATCAAATGCACGATAGAGCACCTGTACGACGGCTATGCAGTGCGTTTCCCGGACGGAAGTGACTTCGCACAGCATCATGGCACATATGGCGGGACGGAAGGATGCGTTGAACCGGCTATCGGGGACTCCGAATTTGACTATACTGCCGTCGGCTTGAACCTCGCGAAGGAGCTCGTGAAGAAACACAAAGGCAAATTGGAGGCCGACCATGCCTGACGAATACATCAGCCGCAAGGCGGCAATCGCTTATATCCGTGAGCAATCGGAAGAATGTCAAAAAGCGTTTGAAGAGCTTGGCGGGGAAAGCGGAATCTACGCAGATGCCTATAACGATTTGGCGGAGGACTTTTACAGTATCCCCGCCGCTGACGTTGCGCCGGTGGTGCATGGACAGTGGTGCGTAAGCAAGATCCGCTCGATTGAAACTGTTTTTTACTGCTCGGAGTGCAAGCGAACGGTGACAGTAGGCAATGATTTATTTGGCGAAGCTCCCCAAAGCGTCTCGGCAGCATATCCATATTGTCATTGTGGCGCGAAGATGGATGGAGGGAACGACGATGCGACTGATTGATAGGGTGCCGACCGTAGACGACGCCGTGATCGTGGTGCGGTGCAAGGACTGCGCCGCCTGGAAAAGAAACGTTGGCATTGTCGACAGCCCGAACGGACACTGTTTCGAGCACGATATTGATACAAACGGGCAGGATTTTTGCAGCTACGGAGAATATCAGACAAATACGGGGGGCGTGACCAAATGAGCGGGCTGCGGTTTGCTCGTGGTAGTGCGAAAGGAGGGAAGTTGATGCAGGATTGCTGCTTGACCTGCAAGAACCTGGAATACAGAAAGAACTACGTTTATCCGTATCGGTGCTTGAAGCACAAGGCGGAACGGTTCTCCGAGGAAGAACTGGAACGGATGTACTTTTCCGGAGAGGAATGCAAAGACTTTGAACAAAGGAGGTGGCCTGATGGGAACAATTCTGGCGATTGATCCCGGCAATATCAAATCCGGCTATGTGTGGGTCGAGCACGACGGCGAAGAGATCCGCCGCGTGCTGGACGCCGGGAAGATCGAGAACCCGGCAGTGACTGATATGCTGGATCGGAAGCTTTATGCGAACTGCATAGACGTTGCAATCGAGATGATCGCGGGCATGGGCATGACGGTAGGCCAAGAGGTGTTCGACACCTGCGTCTGGATCGGGCGATTCTGGGAAATCGCGTTGAGGACGGGCGGATATGAGCCGAAGAGGATCTACCGCCGGGAAGAAAAGCTGGATCTGTGCGGCTCGCTATCTGCCAAAGATGCAAACATCCGGCAGGCCCTCGTCGACCGCTACGCGCCCGGTCGGCCGAATTTCGGCAAGGGCACAAAGAAAGATCCCGGCTTCTTCTACGGCTTCTCGGCAGATATGTGGGCGGCGATGGCGGTAGCCGTGACGTATTTCGATAAGTACATCAAGGGGGTAAAGCTATGAATTTTGCTGATGTTTTTGATTTTGACGACGATGAATATTTTGAATGTTCCAAATTTGACAGGCAAATCGATGAATTTAAACAGGCTCTGATTGTGAATGCACGCGAGGAAATCAAAGACAAAATCGTGGCGCTGGAAGAAGAAGTAAAGAGCCTGCGGATGTTCAGAGACGACAGAAAGATGTATCTGGAAAAGCTGGCGGCGGCAGAGAGAAGGGCAGTGCTGGCGGAAACGGAGGCGCAAAAGAAATACAAAGATGCGCGGTTGAAAGAGCTGCTTGGCGATAATCTGGTAACGACGTGGGAAGCAAAAGGTGAGTTGGTGCAAGGCCCGAAATGCGATCTATGTGATGAGAAAAGGTTACGCCATTTCATCACACCTTGCGGGCGGAAAATGACAGAATCTTGCACGTGCGCAAAGAGCACGCTGGTATACAAACCGCGGGAATTGATGCTGTACAGAATTTCTGAATGGAGGGGAGGGATAGAAAGATTTTACGATTCTGTAAAATGCAAAACGGAGAACGAATCTGATTACAGGAATAGAGCCGTTGCAAGAAGCGGCTGTGACTTTGAAAAAGTCAACCCGTATGATTCGTCGTTTGAAAGTGAGGAGCTTTGCCAGAAATATTGTGACTGGAAAAACGAGAAGGAGAACTGTAAGTGAAAAGATTCGTTGAAATGCTGCTTTTATTTGCGGCTGCCGTGTTTGTTTCGCTTTTGATAAGAGAAGCGATTCTCAATTCGGATCTGCCGGATTATATCAAGTTTTGCACGCTGACGGAATGGGAGAAGGCAAAATGGATTTCCGGGTGGAGGCCATGAGCAAAGTGAAGCGCAAGCCGCCAAGACCGCCGATGCAGCTGACGTGCGATGCCTGCGGGAAAACGTTTATGCGCGCACCGTCGAAGTACAAGTCAAAATACAATTTTTGCAGCGAAGCGTGCGCATGGACGGCACATAGGGAAGCTGTGATGGGCCGGGCGGAGCGCGTGCGGATCCTGATTACACGCTCGATCCCGGTATACCAGGAAATGCGGCCTGTCTGCGGGCGGGTGTATCCTGCCGAGAAATACAAATACAGGACAAACCGGACGGGCTATGTCGTCGAGGTGGGCGGCAAGCGCGTATGTGTGAGGGTGAACGAATGCAGGGAAATCTAGGGCTTACACCGGTGCAGGCCCCGTGCAAAGGCTGTGCGGACAGGCACACCGGCTGTCACACGGACTGCACCCGATACATAGCATTCCGCCGGGAGGCGGACAGATACAAGCAGGAGCAATCGAAGGACGCAGCGAGATATGCAACGACACGGGGCTGTATGCGGACGCTGCACGATGCGAACCGCGCAAAGCGCGAAGGGAGGCAACATTACTGATGAGCGGGATCACAGAGCAGGAATATGCGGCGTGGCTGGAAAAGGCGTTACAGGCGCTCTATAAATCCAAGCCGCTTGCAATCGCGATTGTGGCAAAAACGGAAGCGGGCAATACGCTTACGGGCTACTACCATGCGGACGCACAGGACAAGGCCGTGTTTGCCCACCATATCCAGAGCAATATCGTGCTGGACATTATCAAGGCAAATGCCGCAGAAATCAAGGCCATGATGGAGGGCGTAGACGATGGAACAGATTAAAGGCGCAAAGTATGACGATGAAGACGAGGAAGTCTTCAAATGAGCACGCCGCGATACGGCTGGTGGGCCTATGCAAAATGGATGATTCGCAGCTATAAGGGCGGCGGGCTGATGACGAAGGCCGAGCGCGCTGCCGTTGCGGATGCAATCGCGGAGACGGAACAGCTCGTTGACGGCGCGGAGCGACTCCGGCTCATAGACTTGGTTCTTTGGAAGCGGACACACACCTTACAGGGCGCTGCGATGGCGGTTTATGTGTCCGAACGCACTGCACAGGAGTGGCACAGACAATTTATTCGCCTTGTGGGGCAAAAAAGAGGGCTTTTATGAAAAAGTCTGCGTCCCAGAGCCAAATTTAACATTTACTATAAGGGCGTAGAGATCAACTCTACGCCCTTCTTCATCGGCACCGCAGCGTTCTGCGGAAACCTCCTCCTCCTGTTCTCGTGTTCTCCGGTGTGAATAAATATATTTATTCACACACGGAGACACGAGAACGAAAGAATGAGGCAGAAAGGAGCGGCTATGGCGAGTTTGCACGCCCTTGCACACAAGCTGCAAACAGCGCTCTTGTACAACGGAATCAAAATAAAAATCAATCAAATGCAGACCTATTCCGCGAAAAATGACAGGATGGTGACGAAATACATGGTTTACGAATATCGACCTGATGAAAAACCGAAAAATGTCACTTTGCTGGAAACTTACCAGATTGCGGATGTGGTGAAGCTGCTGGCCGGACTTTACAGAGATGGCAGATGAAAAGCTTACGCCGAAGCAGAAACGATTCTGCGAAGAATATCTGAAATCCGGGAACGCAACAGAAGCAGCGAAAAAGGCCGGGTACAAAGAAACATCATGCAGAGTGATTGCGGCAGAAAACCTATCAAAACCAGCTATTTCTGCGTATATAAAGCGCAGGCTGGACGAACAAGAGGCTGCGCAGGTCGCGGATTCAAACGAAATTCTGAAATTTTACACTGCGGTCATGCGCGGGGAGGTAAAAGACCAGTTCGGCATGGACGCATCGCTGTCCGACCGGCTGAAAGCCGGTGACAGTCTCATGAAGCGATACGCGGCAGCTTCCGACCGCAACAGGACGACAATGGAGAAGCTTGATTCGATGCTGAAGGAGTTCCAAGATGCTGTTAAGTCCGAAACAACGTGAATTTGTAAAATACGGGACGCATCGATGGAACTTCAAGGGCGGAGCCACCAGAAGTGGGAAGACTTACCTCGATTTTCGCTGGATCATACCGATCCGGATTCGTGAGCGAATCGGGAAAGATGGTCTGGCCGTCATTCTCGGCGTAACAAAATCCACGATTGAGCGAAATGTGCTGGAGCCGATGCGGAACCTGTATGGCGATATGCTCGTCGGAACAATCTCCAGCGACAACACAGCGTGGATTTTCGGGGAAAAGTGCTATTGCCTCGGTGCGGAAAAGGTTTCTCAGGTGTCAAAGATCCGCGGCGCGTCGATTAAATATTGCTACGGCGACGAGGTTGCGGACTGGTCGGAAGAAGTCTTCGCGTTGCTGAAAAGCCGCCTCGACAAAGAGTATTCTTGCTTTGATGGGACGTTCAATCCGCAATATCCAGACCACTGGCTGAAAAAATTCCTCGATAGCAACGCGGACATTTTTAGCCAGACATACACGATAGACGACAATCCGTTCCTGCCGGAATCTTTTAAAGAAAATCTGAAAAAAGAATACGAAGGGACGGTTTATTACGACCGCTACATTCTCGGCCTCTGGAGAATCGCCGAGGGTCTGGTTTACCCGATGTTTGATCGGGCCAGAAACATCACGAGTGAGCGGGGCGGGCCGGGGCGGTACTGGATATCATCGGACTACGGCACACAGAACCCTACCGTCTTTGCATTGTGGCGGGAATATGGAGGCAAGGCCGTCATGGAGAAAGAATATTACCACAGCGGGCGCGAGAGCGGGCGGCAGAAGACTGACGAAGAATATTATCAGGATTTAGAGGCATTCGCGGACGGATACCGCATTGAGCGTGTCGTGCTCGACCCATCGGCAGCATCCTTTGCCGAATGCATCCGGCGGCACGGAAAGTTTTCTGCATGGAAAGCAAACAACGCCGTGCTGGACGGCATTCGCTTCACGGGGGCCTGCATCAAAAGCGGCATAATCAAATTCCATGAGAGTTGCAAAAACGCGTTTCGGGAATTTGGCCTTTATAGCTGGGACAAGGACGCAGGAGAAGACCGCGTGATAAAAGAAAACGACCATTGCATGGACGCGATTCGCTATTTCTGTATGACCGTTTTGAGGAGAGAAATCAAGAAATGAGCCTTTTGACAAACATTCGAGGGTGGTTCCGGAATATGCTTTTCCCGCAGGCGGTTGCCGAGCGGGAATTCGGCGTATCTCCGGCAGTTAGCCCGAAGATGGAGCAGAATATAAGCCTCTGGTACGCGATGTTTATCGGGAATCCGCCCTGGCAGACGTGCGATGTGGTATCCATCGGCCTTCCGGCAGCGATCTGCCGGGAGATTGCACGACCGACGCTGGCCGAGCTGACGGCTAACATCACCGGCAGCGCCCGTGCGGATTATCTGAAAGACTGCCTTGAGCGGGCGGAAGAGAATTTTCACAGCGCCTTAGAACTGGGGCTTGCGCTCGGCGGCGTGGCATTTAAGCCGTATATCTACGGTGAGCAGCTGCTGGTCGACGTGACCGGCGCGGCGGCGTTCCAGCCGACGAAATTTGATCCTGCCGGGCGCTGCATCGGAGGCGTCTTCCGGGACAAGCCCGCGAAAGTGGGCGGGAAGTATTATATCCGCCTCGAATCGCACGATCTGGACGGCACGACCTATACGATCCGCAATAAAGCACATTACAGCGACGCCTCCGGCACGGTCGGCGCGGAAGCACCCCTGAATGCCGTCCCGGAATGGGCGGACATTCAGCCGGAAATCACGATCCAGAATATGAGCGGGCCGCTCTTCGCGTACTTCCGCCCGCCTGCGGCCAACACAACGGACGCAAACAGCCCCTGCGGAATGTCCGTCTACGGAGACGCAGCGACTGTGCAGCTGATCAAGCAGGCCGATGAGCAGTGGGAGCGCCTGCGCTGGGAATACCGCTCCAGCGAGCGCAAAGTCCTGATGGACGGCACGAGCTCGACTGCGGATATGTTCAACAAGCGTATGTTTGAGCTGGGACCGTTCTCCCCTAGCGGCGAATTCTTTCAGTACATCGAGCCGCAGATCCGCGACGAAGCAATCTACCGAGGTTTCCAGAATACGCTCCGCCGTATCGAGTTCAACGTCGGATTAGCTTATGGAGATATTTCCGACCCGCAGACCATCGAGAAGACGGCGACGGAGATCCGCAACAGCAAGCAGCGCAAATATGTGCTGATCGACAGCATCCAGACGGCGCTTGAGCACACGTTTGACAGCCTGCTCTATGCGCTCGATACATACGCAACACTCTATAACCTCACGCCTGCCGGGACGTACAACGCCGATTACAGTTGGGGCGATTCCATCCTTGACGACGCCGAGAAGAAGGAACAAGAGCGGGCAAACGACCGGCTTGACCTCGCTGATGGAATTCTGAACCACTGGGAATACCGCGCAAAATGGTACGGCGAGGACGAAGCGACTGCAAAGGCAATGCTGCCGAAGGCACAGGACATGGTAACGGAACAGCAACAGGAGGTAGAGTGATGGGCGGTAGAGGTGGAGCAGGAGGCGTTAGCAGCAGAAACACATCGTCTCCCGATTACAAAAGCTCCTACAATATCGAGATGGAGAACGCCAAAAGATTTGAAGCGGCGTTTGCTATCGAGGATGGCACTACCAAAGGCGCAATCGGCTATCAGATGTATGTCCATCAAGATGTTACCGGCAGAAGCCTGATTGCTGACACGCGCAAAGACATTGACGCGCTCAAGCGTGACCTGCGGGAAGCAAACCAAATGGGCAAGTCTTACGGAATGTCGCAAGCGTCCATTGACGGCATGAAAGCCGCTATCCGAGAAAAGATTTCTTTGCAGGAAAAGGCGGTTACGGCGATGGAGAGTGCGCGATCTGAGTACGAGAAGTACAAGCGGCAGGCGGCAGCTGGAAACGCAAAAGCGAAACAGCGTGGCGGTCGCTGGATGTAAATGGAGAATGATACATGGGTGGACGCGGCGCAAGCAGCGGTATCAGCGTAAGCGGCAAGCCTTACGGGAGCGAGTTTAGAACGCTTGTCAAGGCAAGCAATATCAAGTTCGTCAAGGCGGTTGACGGTGCGCAGAAAACGCCTATGGAAACAATGACCAAAGGGCGCGTTTATGTGACGCTGAACAAAAACGATAATATCAAGGCGATTACATATTACGATGCGGCAGACAAGCGTACAAAGCAGATTGATTTGGACAGACCGCACGATAAAGTTTCCCCGCATACCCATCACGGTTATATCCACAACGAGAATGACAGCGCGAAAGGGTATGCAAACCTGACAACCGAAGAAAAGAAAATGGTTGAGCGGGTCAAAAAAATATGGTATAATCGGCGTAGCAAGTAGTGGTGTAATGGCAGCACACTTTGATTGAGGGAGTTCCGGTTTGATTCCGGGCACTTGCTATGCCGTAAGGGACAGGAATGTATCTTGCGGCATTTTTGTTTGCTGGGGGATTTATGATTAACTTTGAAAATCTCGACAAGTTTACATTCCCCGGCGTTGGAAAGTACGACATTCCGCAGATCGAGCCGGTCAAGGCATACCCACAAGGTGAGTTTATCCCCGTGAATTACCATTACACCGCGAAAGACACGAAAAACAAGATCGTGCATTTTTTTGTGGACGATTATCAATTCATTCGATATTGGAATACGCCTGACAAGTACATTCCAAAACTGACGCAGTTTGCGGCGGTGTGCGCGCCGGACTTCTCCACTTACACAGATATGCCGCTTGCGATGCAGATATATAACCACTATCGCAAGCACTGGCTGGCGGCATACTGGCAGCTCCACGGAATGACGGTTTATCCGACAATCTCATGGAGCGATGAGAGCAGCTATGACTGGTGCTTTGACGGGGAACCTGTCGGTGGTGTTGTGGCGGTTTCCTCGGTGGGAACGCAGGCAAACGCTGAAAGCAAGCGCCTGTTCCTGCGCGGCTACGAAGAAATGATGAAACGGCTATCCCCGGAATGGGTGATCTTCTACGGCAGAGTGCCGGAAGAATGCGACTGGAACGTGATACGGGTAAAGCCGCATTACGACGATATTGTGAAACGGAGAAGGGCGGTGAGCGGATGAAATACCCTTTTTAGCCCAGAACTATTAGACGCCATCCCGGAAGAGATTGCAGAGTTGTTCCGGACGCTGGAAGATACGCTGCTGGATGAAGTCTGTTCCCGGCTTAAAATTGCCGATCAGCTCAACGAAGTAACGGTTCAGGATATCCGGGCGCTGCGGTCGCACGGCATTGATCTCAAGAAGATCAAAAGGGCCATCCAGAAGACAGCGGACGTCAGCGAAGAAAAACTGAACAAGCTGCTCGACGATGTTGTGGAGCGCAACCGGCGATATTACAACGACCTTATTACGCTGGCCGATGTGACGAAGCCTGACCGGCTGGTAGACGCCTCCGATATCGACGCGATCCGCAGGCAGACGATCGGAGAATTCCGAAATCTGACGCAATCTTTGGGGTTTTTAGTGGACAATGGCCAGAGAATGCTTCCGCCTGCGCAAGCATATCAGTGGGCCCTAAATTCGTCAACGCTGCAAATTCAGAGCGGGGCGATCAGCTATAATCAGGCGATTGCCAACGCCGTCAAGCAGCTGGCAGAGAGCGGAATCAAAGTCATAGACTATGAGAGCGGCCACACAGATCAAATCGACGTGGCCGCCCGCCGGGCCGTTATGACGGGCGTGGCGCAAATCTGCGACAAGTATTCCGACCAGTCGGCGGAATATCTGGATACCCGGTATTTTGAGATCACGGCGCACTCAGGAGCGCGAGATAAGCCTGGCCCGTCCCCGTGGTCGAGCCATAAGGCGTGGCAAGGCCGGATCTATTACAAAAGCGAAAACGGAGAGCCTGACCCGCTTGGGCAGTACAAGGATCTCGTGGAGACGACCGGATATGGCTATGTAGACGGCCTGACTGGCGCAAACTGCCGACACTATAAGCACGCCTATATCCCAGGCGTCATGGAGCCTACCTATACCGAGGAGCAGCTGGAACACATTGATGATGGTCTCGGCTGCGAGTTTGACGGGAAGAAATATACCGCATACGAAGCGACGCAGATGCAGCGGCGCGTTGAACGAGAGGTGCGCAAGCTAAAGCGCGAAAAAGCCGCCTATAGGGCCGCAGGATTGAAGGGAGATGCGATGGCATTAAATACACGCCTGCACCGCTTGAGCACCAAATACAAGGCGTTCAGCGCGGCGGCGGGGTTACCGGAGCAGCGAGAAAGGATGAAGGTGCTGTATGACTAACATTAACGCATTTTCGATTGACGCGCCGGAATGTGTTACGTGCGAAAATTACGGTGTTTGCAAAAGTAAGCGGAAAGCGTTGTGCGCATATGCTTGCAACAAACCGATTGCACCACAGACCGCGGCTGACTTAACGCTGCCCGTTGCTATTAACCTGGAAGATGTTAAGAAAGAACTCGAAAGAAGCCTGTACAAATCATTAAGTTGTAGTTTTGGGGGCGGTGCATAGATGAACTTCGACGAAGCCATCAAAACTGTGCAGGCCATTCTAAAGCGCGGGAACGACGCAGAGATACGTCGAAAAGGCGATGGGTATATCGTCTTGGAGGTCAAAAAGACAATCAAATACAGCACTTCCGCGTAATTGGACGCGGGAAAGGGCAATAGGAGCCAACTTGTAAGGAACGCTTACAGGTTGGCTCTTTTTGTTTTATCAAATCTTGACCGGCCCGAAGTCGCTAAACTACGGGGCAGCAGCGGACGCGACCCGCGAGAACAAAGCGAAGCTGTGAAGGAGAACCCATGAAGCGAGATTTTTTGGAAGGACTGGGGCTCGATAAGGATACCGTCGACAAGATCCTTGACGAGAACAGCCGCGACATCGGCCGGGAGAAGCAAAAAGCGGATCAGGCCAAGGAAGACCTGAACGCCGCCCGGCAGCAGCTGGCCGACCGCGACAAGGACATCGAAGACCTGCGGAAGTCCAGCGGGGACGCCGAGAGCGTCCGCAAGCAGCTCGAAGACCTTCAGGGCCGGTACACCAAGGAAACCGAGGATTACAAGGCGCAGCTGGCAAGCCGGGACTACGCCGACGCTATGAACCGCGCGATCACGGCAAAGGGCGTCAAGTTTTCCTCCAAGGCCGCCGAGAAAGCCTACCTTGCCGACCTCAAGGAAAAGCACCTTGAACTGAAGGACGGCGAGCTGACTGGCTTCGACGAGTGGCACAAGGCCCAGCTCGAAGCAGACCCGACCGCGTTCCAGTCCGACAAGCCCGCGCCTACATTCGTCAAGCCTGTCGGCCAGGGCGGCGCACCGGCGGCAAAGAGCAAGGGCGCAATGTACGCGCAGCAGTTCAACGCGCAGTTTGCGCAGACACCAAACAAGGAGTGATTTGAAAAATGTCTATCGTTGTAAACACAAAAGCAGAAGTCAGACCGAACTTCCTCGAAAGCGAAGTCGGCCTCGTTCTGAAAACCCGCGAGATCCCCGCGTCGATGGGCGTACAGGACGGCAAATACAAGATCGTCAAGGCCGGTACGCCGTTCCCGTCCGACAACTCGAACGCTGTCGGCATCGTGTTTGAGGATATCGATGTGACGGACGGCAATATGCCCGGCTCCGTGATGGTCGCGGGCCGTGTGCTGGCAGACCGCCTGTCGCTGGCCTCCGCAGCAAAGACCGCGCTTTCCGGCAAGGGCTTCACGTTCGTTGACGCGCCGGAGATCACGCGCGGCTACACCGTGACCTACGACAAAAACGACGGCACCGGCACGCCGCCCGTCGACGAGAACGTCTATACGGAGGGTTCCTATGCCGACGTATCGACCGAATACCCGCTGGCCAAGAGCGGCAACACCCAGACCGGCTGGAGCACGTCTAAGGGCGGCGAAGCTGTTTCCAAGGTCGAAATGACCGGCAATGTGACCCTGTACCCAGTTTGGACTACGGCCTAAAGAAGGAGGAAAAACACCATGCCTGACATTCTTGAACTGATTTCCGACGCTGACCGTCTGGATTTCTCGCAGAACATTTCCGTCGCGCGCCCGGCCTACCTCGGAGACCGGCTGTTCCCGGATCAGAAAACCGAAAGCCTCAAGGCCGAGTACCTGCGCCTCGCAAACGGCGCACAGATCCCCACGATGGCGACCGTCCACGCCTTTGACACCGAGGCCGAGATCGCCACGCGCCCCGCGCTCGAAAAGACAGAGGTTGAGAAGCTGTTTATCAAGCGCAAGATCAACCAGTCCGAGCGGGTGCAGCTGCTCAACGAAAACGGCGTATATGCCGACAACGCAATCGTGAGCTATGTCTTCGACGATATGCGCCTGATGGCCGATGCGGTCAAGGTCAGAACCGAAGTTGCAAAGATGGAAGTCATCGCGACCGGCAAGATGACCATCAAGGAAAACAATCTCAACATGACCGTCGATTACGGCGTTCCGTCCGCAAACACCGGCTTCAAGATCGACTTCGGCGCAGATGCTGATATCGTCGGCCAGCTTCAGGCCATCGCGGATCAGGCGGCGGCCTCCGGCCACGCCCTGAGCGAAATGGTCGTCGGTACGAAGATCCTGCGCAAACTCGCGTCCAACAAGGGCATTCAGACCCTCGTATACGGTACGGTCGGCGCTGGTACATACGTCACCACCGAGAAGCTGCGCAGCCTCTTTACCGAGCTGTTCGGATTCGGCCAGATCACGACCAACGACCAGCGCTATAAGGCGCAGGCTGCAAATGGCACGGAAAAGACGTACCGCTTCTTCCCGGAGGACAAGGTTGCATTCCTGTCCAATGGTACGGCCAATTCCTTCGGCGTTGGCCTGTGGGGCGTGACGCCGGAAGAAAAGGGCTATGGTCCGTACACCGACAAGAGTGCGCAGCAGTATATCACCATTACCCAGTGGGAAACGCCAGACCCGAAGACCACCTGGACAAAGGCAAGCGGCCTGTTTATCCCGGTCGTGCCCGATCCTTACGGCCTGTTCATCGGCGCGGACGTCAGCAAGTAAAATCGAGCCTCCGCGCCTGCGTGACGGGTGCGGAGGCTGACCGGAAGGAGGGCGCAGCATGATCTACGCCGATTATGAGTTTTACGCGACCGTGTACCGTGGGACGGCGCTGGATGAAGAGCAATTTTGCGGCCTCGCCCGCAAGGCATCGGCTTACGTCGACTACATCACCATGAGCCGCGCGCGCTCCGCCGCCGGGGACAAGCTCGAAGCCGTCCAGAACTGCGTCTGTGCGCTGGCCGAGCTGGAGCAGGACGCTGGGAAGCTGGACAGTCTCGTCTACACGACCGACAGGCCCGTATCAAGCGAGACGGTCGGCGGCTGGTCGCGAAGCTTTGGTTCACGAAATCTGTCCCAGGCAGATATACAGCGGACAGAGACGCGCCGCCGTGAGATCGTGCTGGCGTACCTCGGGCCGACCGGATTACTCAAAGCGAGGGGGTATGGGCCGTGTCCATGTTCCCCCACACCGTAACCATCTACAACGTCTCGCAGGAGACAGACCCGGCGACATTCAAGGACGTGGAGAAAACCTACATCACCGTCCTGCGCGGCGTTCTGCTGGAAGCCTCCAAGGCGGCCAACGTCCGCCAGAGCGGGCTTGAGGGCGCGGATGCGGTGAATCTGTACATTCCGTTCTCTACGGTTGCTGTAGACGGCGTGACGGGCGCAGAAAAGCGCTACGTCGGCCCGCAAGAATTCTGGCGTGCAACTGATAAAAGCGGAATCTGGACGCTCTCCACGGACGGCAACGGCGGAACGACATTCTTTATCAAGGGTGAAGTCGTGGAGCCGGACAAGACCGAGCAGGCGCTTGAAATGCTCTATGACGACGTTTACAAGGTCACAAAGGTCGATATGAAGGACTTCGGAAGCCAGGACATGAGACACTTCGAAGTCGGAGGGGCCTAATATGCTGAAATTCAGCGTAAAGGCAGACGGCTTTGATGAATTGCATGAGGCAATCGCGCAGGCGTGTACCAAAGCGGAGCATATTGTCGCACTTCAGGCAAGAAAGGACACAGCCCCGTATGTGCCATTCTTGACCGGTTCCCTCGACCGCAGAACACAGGTGGAAGGGAATGCGATCATCTATCCCGGCCCATACGCAAGGTTCCTGTACTACGGGAAAGTCATGGTAGACCCGGAGACCGGAAGCACCTACGCGCCGAAAGGCGGGACAAAGGTACTGACCGACAAAAATCTTGTGTTCAACACGTCAGGACACAATCAGGCGCAATCGCATTGGTTCGAGGCGTCAAAGGCTGAAAATCTTGATAAATGGCTTCGTGTAGCGGACAAGGCGGTGAAGAATGGACGCTGAAAAGCAAAAAAGGCTGGTATCTGCGGAGGAAGAACAGGATATCTCCCGAAAGATGATGATCTGGGCAAATTCCTTCTCGGACGACGACATACCGGCCGCAACGATTAATTATGAATTCCTCGCCGCCGACTCGGCGAGTATGGCCCTGTCCACCATTCAGGGCGCGTACATCACACGAAAATTCATCCTCGGAGGGCACGAGGCGGAATATCAATTCAAGATCATCGCCCGCATCAAGCCCGGAAACAGCAACGACAAGCGCCTGAAATGCGACGCCATGCTGAACCGCTTCGGGGATTGGGCCATGCAGAACCCGCCGGATTTGGGCGACGGGATGCGCGTCCGGCGCATGGAAGCTGTCAGCCGCTCGGCCCTGTTCGCCCGGTATGAGGACGGCACAGAGGATCATCAAATTCTAATGAAACTGACATATGAGGTGATTTAACTATGGCAGAAGTTACTTTTAATACCACGGCCGGTCAGACCATCGACCGGGAGCTGCTGATTGCATATCTGAACACCGGCGAGTCCTCAACGCCCGCCTGGGCGCCGTTCGGCACTCGCGTCACAGACTCCAGCATGGAGTATGACTGGCAGGAGGATTCCAGCAAGGATATCCTTGGAACGACCAGAACCACCATGAAGAAACCGATTATCACGCAGAGCTTTGACCCGTGCGACCTTGACGCGGGCGATGCGGCGTTGAAGAAGATCTGGGATCTGGCGGTCAAGCAGCAGAACGCAGCTGCGCTGGCGAATCAGGACGTGCTGATCGTCCATCATTATGCAGGAACGGCCAAGACGGCAGTCTTCGCGGAGCGCTACGACGCGTCTATGGTCAAGCCGTCCAGCCTCGGCGGCGAGGGCGGCGGCTCGGTAGGTATGCCCATCGACGTGACGCTCGGCGGCAAACGCACGACCGGCACGGCGGCGGTTGGCGCCAACGGGGCTATTACCTTCACGCCAGACGCAGCGTAAGGAGGAATCGCAATGCCTGAAATCAAATTTGAAACCGGTATCGTATCGTTCAAGCTGAACGACGCGGCGGAAGTCTCCTTCAACCCGACCGACAGCGCATTTGTCGAACAGATCTTCAACACCTTTGACGAGCTGGACAGGAAGCAGGAGGCGTATAAGGCCGAAGTCGACCACTGCGCGGACAAGAGGGAGATTTTCGCCATTGCCCGCCGCCGCGACGCGGAAATGCGGGACATGATCGACGGCCTGTTTGCCAAGCCTGTCTGCGCAGACCTGTTCGGCACTATGAACGTCTACGCGCTGGCCGACGGCCTGCCAGTATGGTGCAACCTCATGCTGGCCGTGATCGATCAGATCGACACGAGCTTCGCGGCAGAGCAGAAGAAGACCAACCCGAGGATTGCGAAATATACAGATAGATGGAAAACGCGCAGGCCCCCTGTTCGCGAAATATATTGATAGATGGGGAAAGTGATCTATTCCCTGCCGACCTCTGTTGAGGTCGACGGAACAGAATACGCGATCCAATCTGATTACCGCGCAATCCTCGATATCCTCGTAGCCCTGACAGACAGGGAACTGGACGAGCGGGATAAGGCGGAAGCGGCGCTGACCATCTTCTATCCCGACTTCGAAGAAATGCCCGTCAGCGACTATCAGGAAGCCCTGAACCAGTGCTTCCGCTTCATCGACCACGGGCAGGAGAATCGAGAGAAGAGAAAGCAGCCAGAGATCATGTCATGGGCGCAGGACTTTGATCTCTATATTGCGCCTATCAACCGAATCGCGGGCTGCGAGGTCAGGGCGCTGGAATACCTGCATTGGTATTCGTTTCTATCGTACTATCAAGAAATCGGAGATTGCCTGTATGCACAGGTGGTTTCTATCCGCGATAAAAAGGCCAGAGGGAAGAGTCTCGACAAACAGGAGAGGGATTTCTACCGGCGCAACCGGGATATCGTCGATCTGAAGACAACATACTCGGAGGCCGAAGCCGACCTGCTTGCCGTATGGGGAGTCGGGACAAAAAACAGCCGCCCCGGTTAAGGGGCGGCAGCAGGAAAAACTTATTTTTTATACTCGAAAACGATTTCGCTACCCCAGAAGCTTGGAGAGAATCGAATCTCGATCTCACTCCAATCCTGCGGCGCTTCATATCCGACGACACCTTTCATTTTCTTCCCGGCGGCAATCGTGCCGTCAAGCTGCGGCTCGTCGGAACTCATCATGGCGGTGAGGCTGAGGCTGGTTGTATAGCCATCAATGTAGCTTTCGAATGAAAGCATGGTGCTGGACGCAATATCGCGGGATGAATTGTTTTCGATCTCGAATTCGCACAGAACAAAGACCTTTCCATCATCCGGCGAGACGTAATTTTGGCCGGAATTCTCGGTAACACTGAGCAACGTGACCGCCACGCCGTCTAGAACGACCTGATCCCCAACGCCAAATGTTTCAGGCCCGGAATCGGATTGCTGCGGCGGCTGCTGCGAAGAAGGAACTGAGGTTCCGACCTTTTCCGGCTTGGAGGACGATCCGCAGGAAGCAAAGGCCGCGCCAATAAAGACGAAAAGACAGAGGAATACGATTAAAGCCGTCAGGCAGCCGCTGGGGCGTTTCGCCTGCTTTTTGGTTTTTAGCCCGCCAACAACGTCAACGCGGTTCGAGGCGTTAATCTTGATGGCAAAAAAACGCATTCTGTTGCCCTTCGGCAATGGTAAAGGATATGGTTTTATCCAGACGGCGATACCGGTAAAAAGAAAGTTCGTGCTGGCCCGGAGCGGCCACGGCTCGAAGTTCTTCACCGTTTTTCAGCGTGCCGACATCACAGCCATCCAATGCAACGCCGACGGTCAGGCCAGAACCGTAAAAAGAATTGTCCCGGCTGATTTGGATAATGCAATCACTCATATTTCTTCCCTCCTTACTTGGAAGATAACACAAATAATAACAAAAATCAACCGAAAAGGTGGTGAAAATATGGCGGATGGAAAAATTGTGATCGCCGTCGACGCGGACGCGAAAAAGGCACAGAAGGAGCTTGATACGCTGTCTGCGAAAATCGACAAGATGGAAGCCAAGCTAAACGAGGATACCGGAACGCAGAGCGGGCTTAAAAAGGAGCTGGACGCTGCGCTTCAGTCCGCAAAGCAGACGGAAGACGCGCTGAAATCGCTCCGCTCGGAGGCTGACCGCCTAAAGGGCATCACGTCCGGAAACACTTCGGCTAATCCAGCTGAGTACATAGACGCTTATTCTCGACAGGCGGAGGTTGCTGCGCAGATCAAAGAGCAGGAACAGCTGCTGGTGCAGCAAAACAAAACGGCGGAAAAGCTTGGGAGTCAATATGCAAAGATCACCGACAAGGTGATAAACCAGACTGCTGCGCTTGACGCTGCAAGGGCTAAAGCCGGAGAGCTGGTGCAGCAGATCACGAACGCCAGCGGAGCATCGGCTAAAATGGCGGAGGTATCGGCGAGCGTCGAAAAGAGCATGAACAAATTCGGAAGAAGATTAAGCGGGGTACTAAGGAGCGCGCTGATCTTTACCGTCCTGTCCCGCGGCCTTTCGCAGCTGCGTAGCTGGCTCGGCGAGACAATCATGCAGAACGAAGCCGCCCGCGCATCTATTGCGCGACTGAAGGCCGCCCTTTTGACACTTGCGCAGCCGATCCTAGAAGTTGTGATCCCGGTTTTTGTGAAGTTAGTGAGCATTTTAACCCAAGTCGTGACGGCAATCGCGAAGTTTTTCGGTATGCTCTCCGGAAAGAGCTGGGGCGCGCAGGTTTCAGCAGCAAAGGGCCTGAATGCCGAAAAAGAAGCCCTTGAAGGGGTGGGCGCTGCCGCAGAAGACGCGAGCAAGAGCATGGCAAGCTTTGATGAGATCAATCAGATCACCAGCAATCAGGCGCCCGGCGGCGGGACGAGCGGAGCAGGCGCTTCAAGCGGGATCACGCCGGATTTCTCCAATCTGGATCTTGCAGAAGACAAACTGAACGACATTCTTGGCATTGTCGGGGCAATCGCCGCAGGGCTCCTTGCGTGGAAGATCGCCAGTATGTTTACCGACGACCTCGGCAAGATCGGCGGCATCGCGCTCGCTGCGGCTGGCGCGTTCGCGCTCGTCTATTTCTGGCTGGACGCATGGAACAACGGAATCGACATGACAAACTTCCTCGGTATGCTCGGCGGTCTTGCGGCGCTTGCGGGTGGACTCGCCCTTGCGTTTGGGCCGACCGCTGCGGCAATCGCCCTAGTGGTAGGTGGCCTTGCGATGTTAGTCGTCGGGATCAAAGATGTGATCGAAAACGGATTTACGCTGGAAAACACTCTGACCATCATCGCCGGACTGCTTGCCGCCGGTATCGGGATCAGCATCCTTACGGGCAGCTGGATTCCGCTGCTGATCGCCGCAATTGCATCGATCCTTGTCGCACTTGTCTCTTTTACAGGGCATGGCGAGGAGCTGATCAACGGCCTGAAAGATGTTGTGTCCGGATTCGGAAAGTTTTTCAAGGGCATCTTTACCGGCGACATGAATCTAGCGTTAGAGGGCGCAAAGCAGATATGGAGCGGGCTGAAACAGACGTGGAACGCCGTCGTAAATTCCATCAGGGACGCATGGAGCGCGTTTGTCGATTGGTTAAAGCAAAAAAATCCGGCACTCGCCGCAATATTTGAGACAATTGGGAAAAAGTTTTCCGATCAGTACGAGGCGTGGAAAAAAATTCTGAAAGGCCTGATCACCTTCCTGACCGGCGTATTCACCGGAGATTGGAAGAAAGCGTGGAACGGCGTCCTTGACATTCTGAAAGGCGTCTGGAATCTCGTAATCGGCACAATAGAGGGCGGAATTAACTTCATCATCGACGGCATCAACCTACTGCTTTCGGCGCTGAATAAAATTCATTTCGAGATTCCGGATGGTGTACCGCTGATTGGCGGGAAAACCATTGGAATCAACATTCCGCCAGTGTCGCGCGTCCAGCTCCCTCGTCTCGCCTCCGGCGCGGTCATCCCGCCGAACCGGGAATTCATGGCCGTCCTCGGCGACCAGAAGAGCGGGACGAACATCGAGACGCCGCTTTCCACGATGGTGCAGGCATTCAAACAGGCCATGACCGAGACCGGCGTAGCGGGAAGCAGACAAATGACGGTTATCTTCCAGCTTGACCGGCGTGAGCTTGGCCGCACGATCTATCAGCTGAACAACGAAGAGACGCAGCGCGTCGGCGTGAAGCTGGCGGGGGTGAAGACATGAGAAGCGCACTGAGCCTTGATGGCAAGGCGTATTACAATCTGCACGTCGTAAGCTGCAAGCGGTCGTTCTCCGTCCTAGACGGCGACAATGCCGGGCGCGTTATGACCGGCGCGATGACCCGTGATATTATCGGCACGTATTACAACTACAGCCTTGAAATTGATCCTGTATCGTCAGACCCGGAGGAATACGATGATTTTTATGAGAGCATTTCTGCCCCGGTCGACAGCCACGTGCTGACCGTCCCATATGCGCAGGGGACTATGACCTTTGACGCCTATGTAGCAAACGGCGACGATGAGCTCGCCGGGAGCTACGACGGGCGCAATGATTGGGGCAATCTGACGATCAATTTTGTCGCCATGAAGCCCAAGAGGACGCCGGTATGAGTGTACGCGTGATCTATGAGGACGTAGCGGTAGGCGCAGCAGCGGCGGCAAGCGTTGCAAGCACCGCTGCGCAGCCCTTCTCCGACCTTCCGGAACTGCCGTATGGCACAGAGTCGGTGATCGTCGCAACAAACGAGCTGAACCAGTGGATGCTGGACGGCTCCCGCCCAATCCTCACGACCGAGCGGGCGGCTTTCTGGTCTGCCAAGCCGAGCAAAGCAGACTGCACCTTCGACGCAAACCCGACGCTGACCATCACGCTGGACGGCACGTTCGCAAGCTCCGGCATTTACCTCTATTTTGACGGTGGCACCGGCGACTATTGCAGCGCCCTGACCATGACGTGGTACAACGGAGAGACAACCGTCGCGTCGCAGGACTTCACGCCGGACGGCCAGAAGTATTTCTGCGCAAAGCCCGTCACTGGATACAACAAGCTTGTGATCGAGCTGAAAAAGACGAGCCTGCCGTACCGGTACGCGAAACTCAGACAGATCTTCTTCGGCATCGTCCGGGAGTTTGAGCGGGAAGACCTGCGCAGCGTCACCGTCACCGAGGGCGTTAGCGTGATTTCCGACGACGTAGAGATTAACACGCTGGATTTCACGCTCGACAATTCGGACGATATCGATTTCATCTTCCAAGAGAAGCAGCCCGTCAGCGCATACGACGGCGCAAAGCTGATCGGCGTGTTCTACATCAAGAGCTCGTCCCAGTCGAGCGCCCGGCTCTATGATGTCTCCTGCCAGGATGCGCTCGGCGTTCTGGACGATGAGCCTTTTGCGGCGGCAATCTATAGCGAGAAAAACGCAAAAGAGCTGATAAGCTCGATCCTCGGCACGCATTTCACGCTGGATTTTGACGCGGCGCTGGAGAACGAGACAGTAACTGGCTATATCCCAGACTGTACCAAGCGCGAGGCGCTTCAGCAGATCGTCTTTGCCCTGCGCGCGACCATCGATACAAGCGCGTCGCGCGGCGTGCGCGTCAGGAGGCTCACAGCGTCTTCGCCCGCCGATATTCCGCTTGAGCGGACATACACCGGCGGCAGCGTAGAAACGGCGGCAGTGGTCACGGATGTGCGCGTGACGGCACATAGCTATTCGACGTCAGGCAGTGGGGAAAGCGTAGAGGTTGGCGGAACGACCTACTATCATACGACGTCGGTAACGTCCAAGACGAATCCGAACGCCACCACGCAGACCAAGCCGAACGTCATTGAGGTGCGCGATGCGACGTTGGTAAACAGCGAAAACGTAGCCACCATTGCGCAGCACATTTATGATTACTATATGCGCCGCCAGACACACAGTGTCCGCATCGTCATGGACAAAGAGGCTCCCGGCGATTACGTGCGCACCACAACGCCGTGGGGCACGAAGATCACCGGCACGATCACCAGCATGAGTATTCGCCTCAGCGGAATCGCGGCGGCAGAATGCAAGATTATCGGCACATAGAACGGAGGTGCGGCATTTGGTACAGGGAGATTCGTATAACCTTAGTGTTACCATCAAGAATAAAGGGCAGCCGCTGGACATTGCAAGCGTTGAAAAGGTGGAGATTTCTCTGCTTTATCTGCAAAAGAGCTATCCGGGAGAGATCGGATACGAGGACGGAAAGTTTCTGTTTCCCCTCACCCAGCAGGAGACCTTTCGGCTCCCGAAGCTCTGCCAGATGCAGGTGCGCGTGAAATTCAAGAGCGGTGACGTGATTGGCTCGGAGATCAAGCAGATCGACGTTGCGCACGCGCTTTCAAAGGCGGTGTTGTGATGGGCGGCATTGAATTTGAACTCAAGAACCGCGATCCGATCGACGTTTCCTTTAACGTTTCCGTGCGTGCTGGCGGCGGCTCTGGCGGCGGAGGCATTGCATCGGCGCAGATCGATGAGATCCGCGTGCTGAAAAAATCGGACTATGACGCGCTGGACAAAAAGGACGCGCGGACACTGTATCTGTTGGAGGGATAACATGCTGGCAGTTGGAATCAAACGCATTCTGGAGCTGTTCATCGGCTCCATGGGCATCAAATCCGCCCGCTTGGGCACAGAAACCATCTACGAAAGGCCTGGCGGCTTTTTGTACATCGAACTCAAAAGCGAGGAAAGGGGATAAAACAGAATGGCAAGCTTTTTTAATTTAACGCTGGATACGCTGGCCCCTGCCGGGCTATCGATCACACTGAACGACGGCGCACAGTACGCGACCAGCGCGACCGTCACAGCGAAGATCTCCGTCACAGACGCGGCGACGACCGGCTACCAGATGAAGATCTGGGGCACAAAGGCGGCGGCAAAGGAAGCAGATGCGTCGTGGGAGACGTTCGCCGCAACAAAATCCATTACGCTCCCGGACGGCGACGGCCTGAAGACGATCTATGTAAAGGTGCGCGACGACGTCGGCAACGAATCGACTGCGGCCAGCGACTCCATCACGCTCAACACCTCGATCCCCGCCGTGACCATCACCGGCCCCGACAAGAGCCGCATTTCCAAGGTAACGGGCTACGACGCAGCGGCGTTCTCCTTCGTCTGCGATGTGGACTTTGAGGAATACACCGTCCGCGTCGTCCCGGCGACGAGCAGCCTGCACACGGCGGGCACGCAGATCCCGGCGACGGGCGGCTCCACGAACGTCAGCGGCACGGCAGGCGGCTACAAGAAGAACACCGCTATCAACGTCACCGTCAAGGGCGCAGACCTCGAATCGGCGTCTTCCGGCGACGGCGTGAAGATCGTGAAGGTCTTCGTCAAGAACGCCGCCGGGACGTGGAGCGCAGCCTAATGGCCGCGCCGGAGTTGACCTTCTCCATCACCGGAAACAAGATATCGGCAGTCTCGGGATTCGACTCGATCACCGTCACATTCTCATCGGACATCGCCTATACAGCTTTTGAGTGCCGCGCGACGAAGTCCGGCGAGGATTGGGGCCGCGGGAAGGGCGCTTTGATCGCGTCCTTCTCCCAGACCCCCGCGGGGACGCAGCGCACCTTTGAGGTATACGACGATTTCCTGCTTTCCGGAGACGGAGAATACAGAATTTCGCTGTTCGCGCAGGGCGCGGACGGCAGCTGGAATGACAATTATGGATTTATCCCGTCCGGACAGTCGCAGACCATGAAAACGGCTGACGGAGAGGATTTCCTGTGCATGAAGGAGTGATCGCATGGCGTACAACAGCCAGTATACCGGCGCGCAGATCGACGAGGCCATCGGCGACGTGCGCGGAAACAAAGCCGCATGGAGCGGCAAGCAGGACGTGCTTTTGGACTCCGGGGCGAAGGTCGGCGACCTTATCAAGGTCAAGGCGGTCGACGCAAGCGGCAAGCCGACGGCGTGGGTGGTGGCCGTGGCGGGCAAGGACTACCTCAAAACCGCCCCTGTCACCTCCGTCAACGGCAAGACCGGCGCGGTCACGCTCGGAAAATCCGACGTCGGGCTTGGGAGCGTAGACAATGTATCCGTCAACGCCCGGATGAACCGTACGACGAACGTCAACGCTGCCGACGCAAACTACACGTCCTACATGGCACGCGGCGAAGCGCTGTTTGCGGCAGAAACCACGCCGATTGCCAACGGCCAAATCGCGTGGCAGTATGAATGAGGCTTGCGAGTATGGGGCATAGAA